TGAAAAAACGAATTGAGATATGCTACTCAAACTCGATGAAAATAAATAGACAGAATTACGAGCAAGAAGCCCCTTTTTACAGCGCGAAGACGATCATAGAAGCGAACGGTCAAGAGGTGGACGAGATTGCGGAATACACAAGGCTAAGAGGCATTATAGACCCCTTGCTTGAATCTCAGTACCGTGCGGCAAAAAATGACATGGCCGGGGTAAGAATCAGGCTAAAGGATGGCAAAAAATACCCTTCGGTCAGCTCAATTTTACACCCTGACAAGTTACAAGTCGATCCCGAATACGGATTGAGGGGAACGGAGATCCACAGAATAGTGAATCACTTTGTCTCAAATGGCGAGTGGATAAAACCAGAAACCATTTTAAACAAATTGAAATACGACGATATTAAGTACGAGGAGTTTTTCGCAAAGTTTAAGGATAGAATAGACTTTAAAGATGCTCAACTTAACCTAGAAGTATTTAACAACGATCACATGTACTCAGGTGAGATTGATTGCATCGCAAAAGTAGACAGCATCCCCACTTTGATCGACTTTAAGACAGGCGGCTGGGATTGGACGCAGCTTATCGCGTATTACAAAGCCCATCCCGATGTTAAAATGATGGCCGTTTTTGACCTCAAAAATTTAGAGCTTGAAACTTTGATTCTGAAAGATGTTAAATGTTCTAAGTATTGGGAGAAATTTTTGGTCAAACGTGGAGTTTTTCAAAGTCGCTACGGCGCATAAAGGAGATTTATGTACTCAGACTTTCCGAAACAAGCAAACGCTTACCTGAACGCAAAAAGTTTTCAAGATCAGCTTTTGACACTGACATACAAAGGATGGGATAAGAAAGCCAACGAAGACCGACCAGCAAGAGGCGCGAGGCAAGCCTCAACATGGAAACAGAATCTTAAATATGTGCTCAGGTATTCCTACCCTGAGTACGCTCTTGACGAGGCCGGAGAAAAGCTTTTAGATTCCGAAGGTTTGCCTTTCAAAAACAGTAACTATGATCCGTCGCTGCCACAGGGCTATACAGTGGTTTACCATTTCGATGAGGGTACTTTTGAAAGCGGAAGTTTACCCCTATTTAAAGCTTTCTGCATGGTGAGACCTAAAAACGGAGATACTCTGGTCATCGGTAAAACGGGCAAGGATAAAGAAACAAAATGGTCGGTCAAAAAAGTACAAGGCGGTCAAATACATTCCATTCAGACAGATCAAGAAATGCCTGATATTGAGTACGACAACCAATGACTTACTGGGCAATGATCCAAGAGTGTCTTGAATGTATTGACGAGATGAACGACAGTCAAGCGAAGTTCATCCAAGACCTTTTCGATCATTGCTCAGAGTCGGAGGCGCATTTTATCGAAGAAACGACAGAGGAACAAAGAAAATGGTTGTACGCACTTCATGATTACTACTGCAACGGAAACTTGGAGGCTTTCGATGACTACGACGACTACGATGACGCAGAATGACTTGATACTAGCACACCTTCAAAGCGGCCAATCCTTGACACCGTTGGACGCTTTGAGGCTCGTAGGTTCGCTCCGGTTAAGCGCAAGGATCAATGATCTGAGAATGAAAGGTTTTAACATACAAACCAAGATCGTCAAGCATCAAGGGAAAAGATTTGCCTGTTATTACCTGCCGAAAAAAGTTAATTTAGAGCTTGACTTCTCAGCAAGCGGGGTTTAATATTTGCCATGCGAACGAATCAAAAAAAGATAGGGCTTTCCAAAGATGAAAACAAACTCACGTAAAAAAGCCGTTCACGGATTCTGCCAGTCGTTCGCACCCTCTTTTGGGAAGCCTCTGGCGTGGCTGTGGACGGCCCTTTTTTTTGCTCTTTTAGTGTAATGATTTGGATTGTTTTAACGTAAGGATTTCACCATAAATGGCTAAAGACCCAGCATTTTTGTTTTACTTCCGCGATTTTTTAGTCTCCACTGATTTAATGACATTTGAGGAAAAGGGCCAGTACATAACCCTGCTTTGCCACATGGCTGACAAGGGTAGGCTGGCTGACGAGGATATACTTAGCGTCTGCGACGTACGTGCGTTATCACAGCGTTTGCGTAATAAATTTAAGGTTGACGAAAATGGCCTTTTTTACAACCAAAGGCTTGAAGAAGAAACCAATAAACGAAAATCGTATTGCGAAAGTCGTCGTTTAGCGCGTTCTTTTGGTAACAAACGTACGTCAAACGTAAGTAAACCATACGTTGAACGTATGGGAAATGCAAATGGAAATATAAATATAAATAAAGATGTTAATAGGAAAGACATTGATTTAATTATTAACGACCTAAACACCGTTTGCGGCACTTCGTACAAACTTAAGACACCAGAGACTAGGAAGATGATTGCAGCCCTTATCGACGATAGGGGCTTTACGGTAGATGATTTTAAAACCGTCCACCGCAAGAAGTTTTCGGAGTGGGGTAACGACCACGAGTGGTCAAAATTCTTACGTCCTTCGACTCTTTATCAACCTAAGAAGTTTGAGGGATACCTAAACCAAAGCGACAAAAACACACCTTGTAACGCTAAAAACCTCAAGGTTTCTCAAAGCTGGCTCGAAAAACGGGAGATTGAAGATGCAAAGAAATGAGTTTCTAGCGGCGATCAACGGTTTAGCTGAAGTTTACAATGAAAATATGTCAGAACTTAAACTCGACTTGTATTTTGAAACCCTTAAAGATTACAGCTTTGAGCAGTTTAAATCAGCTATTATAAATATTTTGAAAGTCAGGGTTTACCCATCAATGCCAAAGCCATCGGAAATCATCGAATGTATCGGAGGAAAATTGCAAGATCGGGCTGTGTTAGCTTGGGAAACTGCCATCGAAACAGCCCAAAAGTATGACTATTATTTTACAATCAATTTTGAGGACTCAATAATTAACGGTGTTATCCGTGCAATGGGTGGTTGGGAGAGCTTTTCCACAATGCCAGCGAAAGAGCATCCTTTTGCTCGTAAGCAATTTATTGAGCTTTATGAAGCTTACAGCCGAGTTGGTCGAGAATGTCCAGAAAAGCTTATTGGAAACTTTGAGAAAAAAAATCTTGCGCCTGAGAAGATAAAGTTTATAAAGAGCGACTACGCCAAAAAGAATATGATAAAATTAGAAAACAATCGGGCTTTAAAATGAAATTCAGCAAAGATAAGAAAAAACGCGCCATAGAAAAACGTCTTTGGAATCTAATCATCGAGATTGCTGTCCGACGCTCTAAAAAGTGTGAGTTTGCGGGCTGTAAAAAGGACGGCGCACAGCGCGATCACTGCTTTTCGTCGATGGTTTCAGCTCTAAGATTTGACCACAGAAACATAACGAATTTATGCGCGGGGCATCACACACAAAAGACCTTCTGCGTTAACGGGGCCGAGAAAGTTATCGATGCTGTTGTCCGGGAGCGCGAGGGTGAAGCGTGGTGGCGTGAGGCAATGTCAATCTCGCAGTCTAAAGCCCCGTTTAAGTGGACGCTTTTAGGGCTTGAGATTGAAGAAAAACAGCTTAAGAAAGTTTTAAAGCAGGCTAAGGCATGAAGAAATTAAAAGATTATCTAGGGCTAGTCGCTTGATGGTTCAAGCAGAATTAAAGAGTCAGAGCGGTGCAAACTCCGCAATAACCATAAGGCGTGGCTTTTATAGCACTCGGACTGACTACCAGAAATGGTGACTTTGTATAAGCATACAAAACAAAAGGCTAGCAGGTAAGAATCCTGTCTAGTCCCTAGAATAACTTTAAGACGGAGGAAGTGTGAGAAAGGCGGTAATTTTAATTATGCTAGCTTTAACATTTTATCTTGAAAGCACTGGTGAAGAATATGGCGGTAGTGTAATTCAAATGGACTATTGGAAATCGCAAGATGGGAAAGTGTGGGTCGGCAGAAGCGGGAATCCCGACCCTGAAATGGGGCCTAATCCCAAGTATATAAATACTCGATTTGTAACCGGAAGTAACGAAACTTTAATTCCAAAATTGTCAGCCAAGTAACTTTAAGCGGAGGAAGTGTGAAGGATTTATGGGTAAAACGCTAGATCAATTTCTTTACTACGAGGAGAAAGACCCAGATTTGAGGATTTACTGCGGGGATTCATTGGAAATATTGCCATTACTGCCTTCTGAATCAATGGACATGGTTTGGACTGACCCACCATACGGTCACAAAAACCACGATGGGGATTTAAATTCTCAGCTTAACAAACACCGTGGCATAAAAGATCAGCCGATTGAAAACGACGATGAAGAATCTTTTAAGCGTGTTTTTGACGTGGTTCTAAAAGAAGTAGCTCGCATTTTAGACAAGGATTGTTGTTGTTGTTGTGGTGGTGGTGGTGGCCCAAAACCTACCTTTGCATGGGTCGCTAACCGCATGGATTCTGATGGTTTAGAATTTTTTCACTCCGTTATCTGGAACAAGGTCAATCCCGGACTTGGGTGGAGGTTTCGGCGGCAACATGAAATGGTTATGGTTGCTAAAAGGAAATCTGGAAAACTCCTCTGGAATGATGATGCTTTCGCGACCGCAAACATAATTTCCATTTATCCCGACAGAGAACGCTTTCACCCGAACGAAAAACCGCTTGGTTTGCCCTTAAAATTCATTCAATGGCATGGAGGGCAAAATGTCCTTGACCCCTTCCTCGGCTCAGGCACGACTCTGGTGGCTTGCAAGGAACTAAACCGCTCAGGCATTGGCATAGAAATCAGCGAGAAATACTGCGAGATAGCAAAGAAGAGGTTAAAAGCAACATGCAAAAGTCTTTTCGCTGTAAATGGTGCAGGAAAGTCTGCAAAAGAAAGCGATTCGCAGAACGCCACGCTGTTCGATGTGGCATAGGGTTTAAAGTAACTTTAAGCTGAGCGGGAGAGGGGGAAGAGATGAGCATAAGGATAGAACCTGATAAATGCTGTGAAGAATGTGCGCCAGAATACATCAATGGTAGGCCGAGTTGTGGTTGTGAATGTCACGCTGAGGGAAGAGAGCATTAAATCTCATGACCAAATGTAAGAGGCAGGTAATAGCAATGAAAAATATAGTTGAATTTGTCCACTGGCTTTTGAATTTAACCGATGAAATGCGGATTGAACTAGAAAAAAAAGACCGCCCCGATGACAGAAAAGATAGACGAATCTAAGAAGGGTCTAGGCAGACCGAACACAGTACCGACGCACTGCCCTGTTTGTCTTGAAAGAATGTCCGATAAGGGATGGATGATTTACGGTTACACGATTTACTGTTACTCGTGCAGAAACCAATTTGTATCGGAGAATTTAATCAATGAAAAACAAAATTAAGGAGAAAAGAAATGTCAAAGACAATCGAAGTCAGTGAAGAGACATGGGCCAAGATAAAAGATCAGGTTGAAAAGGATTCTGGGTTTAAAGAAATCAATAAGTTTGAGGAACTTGTCGGTGAGAAAGTTTTTATCAGGACGGTGACTTATCATCTAACTGGTAAAGTCAAAAAGATCATTGGTGATTTTATGGAGCTTGAGGACGCCGCTTGGATTGCTGATTCAGGAAGATTTATGCAGTGTATCAAAGATGGAGTTCTAAACGAAGTTGAGCCGATCAAGACAAAATGGTTTGTGGGGATTCCAACGATAACAGACTTTGGAATTTGGAAACATAAATTGCCAGTCGATCAGAAATAAGGTGATTGCATGATTGCAAACATTGTCGGAACTTACGGTTGGTGGTCTAGGTCTTGGTCTTGGTCTTGGTCTGGGTCTGGGTCTGGGTCTAGGTCTTGGTCTGGGTCTGGGTCTGGGTCTAGGTCTTGGTCTTGGTCTGGGTCTGGGTCTAGGTCTTGGTCTTGGTCTGGGTCTAGGTCTGGGTCTAGGTCTTGGTCTGGGTCTTAAATAACTTTATAGCGGAGAATTTAATCAATGACAAAACGGGGAGTTAAAAAAATGCAAACAGAAATCGAGAAAGTGATAGAAATCGAGAAAGTGATAGATTCAATCGTAGAAAAAAGATGGCAAGAGCTAGACGGAAGTGCTTGTGACGCAAAGACATTGAAATTAGCGGTGCTTGACGGCTACAAGGCAGGGATGGAAGCCACAAGGAAAGTATTCCGTGAAGACTAAAGAGCAATATCGAATCGAGCATATCCGTCAGATGGCCGAAGCCGCGCTACCGCATTACAAAATTGAGACTTTGCAAGGTCAGATGTTAAACGAGATACTTTTTTTATTGGATTACATTGATGAGATTGAAAATGCGCGGAGATAGTTTAATGCAAAACGAACTCTTCCAAGAGTTAAATGGCGGTGCAAGGCCGACCTCTCCGCTCCAATTTTTAATCAGAGAAGTAAACCATACAACTGCGACTAATTTTTATAAAAAATGGCACTATTTGGGGGAGATAGATTTTATAGCATCGGTTAATTATGGAGCTTACTTTTTAAATAATATTTATGGCGTGATCTCTTACGGATGTCCAAACGCAAAGAAAATGCGTGGGCTTTATGACGAAAAAACCCAATGCGGTTGGTGGGAAATAAAACGACTCGCTATGGATGATAACGCTCCAAGAAATTCTGAAAGTAGGTTTATACGAGTGTCGCTTAAAATTTTAAGAAAGTTTTTCATTGTACGAGGCTTGTTGACATTAGCCGATGATGGCGTTGGACATGTCGGCACAATTTATAAAGCAAGTGGTTTTGAATATAAAGGATTGTCTGAAATTAAGTCTGACTATGTTTTAAACGGTAAAAAAATACAACGCGGCAAAGTTGTTGGGCTTGGCGGTGAATGGATTCCTAGAAGCAGGAAACATGTTTTCTTTTTAAAGTTTGAAAATGCTAAAAATAGCATAAGAGTAGGATAAAAAAAGGAGAAATAAAATGAACGCAATAAAAAAATGCACGATTCAGAATTGGACTGATCCTGATCTAAATCCAACTGGTGGAACTGTTGAGGGCATCGGCCTTAAAATCGAATGGCAAAACGGGCCGCTTGGCCGTGACGGAGAACGGAAAGAACCCAATGGCGCGTTTGTGGAAACTGTCATTTCAGCCGCGTTGCAGAGGATTGAATTTTACCAAAACGGCGGCGGTGGAAAATTCAAGAGCCGTGAAAACGCAATCGCAATCACGAAGCTTGAAGAAGCTCTACTTTGGCTTGATAAGCGCACCCGTGATCGGGAAGCTAGGCAGGTCGAAGGAACGCACAAGATTTAAAGTTATGGGGAAGCGGCGCGGACATGACGAGCCTGAATATATAAGGCCACTCTAGCAAGAGAGCGACTCTGGGGATTCCTGGAAGCTTACTGCGCTTGTTGAATGTGGAGCCGGGTGCGGGTCGCAACCAATTCCCGGCCTTCCCCAGTTTAATAAAAGAGAAAGGAATAAGAGATGAAAAGTCCTGAGGTTCGTTTCTGGAATAAGGTTAAAAAAGGCAACTCTAAAGAGTGTTGGCTTTGGACTGGAGCAAAAACAGGCACTATGCGCTACGGAGGATTCCGTTTAAATGGAAAGCAAATGAACGCTCACAGAGCATCTTGGATTATTCATAATGGCCCCATCCTAAATAGCCTTCATTGTCTGCATAAATGTGACAATCCGCCGTGCGTCAACCCTAGCCACTTATTTTTAGGAACAAATCTGGACAATATGAGAGATAGACATCTAAAGGGTCGTACAGTTATTTCTAGTGGCGACCATCATAACAAGTATAAAAAAGTTTGTATAAAAGGCCACCCCTTGTCTGGAGATAATTTGAGACTTTCCCCAAAACAAAAATGGAGGATTTGTCGTGAATGTAACCGTTTCGCTAACATTCCGTATCGAATGGAAAAGAAAATGCTTGGGTTATTTTTACAACTATCAGGAGAACAAAAATGAACCGATCACCTGAAGAGATTGCTTATGAAGTGTGCATTGATATTAGTTTTAGTTCAAGAGGAGATTCTAAGTCTTGTCAAAATAAGGTTGTCAACGCCATCCTCACCGAACGCTCAGTCTTGGCGGAGAAGGAGGCGGAGCTTGAACTGCTGCAAAAAATGATCGACATCAACAAGTTTGATAAACAGCAGGACATTATTAAAGCCCAAGCGCAGGTGATTGAGAGGATGCGGGAGACACTGAAAGAGGCGGTTATTTATTTACGAGATCATAGAATGACACCTGGTATTTTAAATATCGGTTTGCTTATTTCGGTAATTAAAAAATGTGAAGAAACACTCACCGCCGAGTCCGAAGGGGGAAAAGTATGAAGTTGAAAGATCAAGTTTGTTCGCTTGAGTTAGCCCAGAAGCTGAAGGAATTGGGCGTGAAGCAGAAGAGTCTTTTTACTTGGAGAAATAACGTTGGCTGGAATGATCAGCCCAAAGAAGACGAGTGGATTGTGACAATGCAGAGCTTCCCTGGATTTCCTGAAATTTGCGCCTTCACCGTCGCAGAGCTTGGGGAGATGTTACCGGCACATCTGCAAATCGACAAATACCAAAATAGTAAGTTCTTGTGGTCTGTTTCTTGGAGCGACATGAGAAACGAATCTCACAGCGAAAAGGCCGACACCGAAGCCGCCGCCCGCGCCAAAATGTTAATCCATCTTATAGAAAAAGGGATCGTGACAATGAAATCCATAGAGGGAAAAACGGAATGATTAAAACCAAAGAGCAATCCGAACAACAAATCGCTGATATTTATAGAGAGTATGACTTGATCTATGCCAGTCTTTATCAGCATTTGCTAAAGACCCTTGAAATCGATCACTTAACCGACGAAGCTAGAAAATTGGAGGATTGATGCGACCTCAGTTAGTACACGCTCAATGTTGCGGTTGCGGCCACGATTGGGAGGCTTTCTTTCCTGATGGCAGGGACGAGGACGAAGCAATCGAGTGTCCAGAGTGTAGGCAAATGTTAGGCGAGGCGCAATTCATTGAAAATCAATGAACTTACGTTATCAATTTTGTGAAAGGATTTTTAAGGAGGAAACTTTGAAAGAAAAATTAGAGAAAATATGCATAAATTGTAAATGGTGTGTGCCTTATAACTACGGATTTTTTAATGCGGAAAAAGGTTACGATTGTCATGTTAACCCACCTAAAAGTAATTATACATTTCCGAGTGTTAGAGCCGAAGATTTTTGCAAAGAATGGGAAAAAAAATGAGGATTTTTTAAGGGGAAGATATGACAATAGCACCTGTAAAATGTAAATGCGGAAGCGACATGGTTGTTTTTTATGAACGTTACATAGATGATCGTTGGGCTGCCAATTGTTTAAATTGCAATAGAACCGTAGACTATTTCGGGCCACATATTTTTCAATGGAAGGCTGATTATGTATGGAGTCACCCAGTCGATTTTTTAAAATGCAAATGTGGGAATGAATTTTTTTGTCAAAAAATTCTAAGTTCATACCCTGTAAAATTTTATCAATGCAATAAGTGTGGACAAGAAATGGATTTAAGAAAATGAAAATATTGGGAATTTTTTTGTTATTCTTTGCTGTGCTTAAATGAGAATACTCTTCAAGGACAGTCGTTACCACGGACAGAGGCAGTACGAGAAGCCAGTTGATATTTATCCGGCCCACCTAGCGATGTACTGCCAACATCTTCGCAACGAAGGCCATGATGTTGTTTGGTTTGGTAAAGATGACGCTAAGTTTGATAAGGTTATAGATTCAGATCTCCAGATAGATATTGATTTTGAAAAGCTCCCAATTCCAGACAGAATTTTTACTAATTCTATGAATAAAAAATATCTTTCATACGGAAATTATAAGTATTCTAAGGGCAGTCATTACCTCTCTTCAAATCTTTGTTGGTGGGCTGGTGAAAAGGGCTGCATTTTTTGCGTTGATTCTAAACGAATTATGGACGGTGAGCGTCGTGGAGTCAGAACAGTTGATCATGTAATTTCTGAAATTGAAGATTGTGTAAGAATTGGACATAATGAACTTTTCGATGACGCTGGGACTATACCTATAGGAAAGTGGTTGGATGATTTTTGCAAAGCAATGACCAAAACTGGTTTAAATAAAAGAATTAAAATTGGATGCAATCTAAAACCTCTACACCTTGACTTTAAGATGATGAAAGAAGCAGGGTTCAGGTTTATACTTGTGGGCGTGGAATCGGCCAATCAGAAGACCTTAGATATTATTAAGAAGGGTCAGCATCAGGTAAATGTGACTAAAAATATAAAGGCAATGGCTGGTGCGGGACTAGAGGTACACATCACTTCGATGACCTCATACCCTTGGGAAACGGAAGAAGAAGAGAAAAATACTAGAGATTACTTTCAGTTCCTTTTAAGGAAGGGATACGCTAAAACTGGCCAGGTTTCTATTTATAGTCCACCAAGAACAGCTCCAGATCCAAACTCAATTGGTCATAAAAGAGTCCCTAAGTTTTATGATGTCTATAAGAGTCCTGAATTTTGGTATAGAAAAATCACTGACATAAGATGTATAGAAGATGTGTCTTACTTAGCTAGAGGTGGAAGACTTGTGTTTGAGGAACATTGGAGAAAATTATGCCACGCCCTACGATTAAAATAATACTCAAATGCTGTAATTGTTTTGAGCAATTTAGAATCCTTAAAAGGATGATATTTAAATGAAGGTTTTTTGCAATGATTGTAAGTACCACCGATTTATAGCAATCTGCAAACACCCGTCAACAAAACATGTTGACAACTGTTGGGCGTTTAGCAGCGTGGCCTATGGTTATGGGCCAATAATTAATGCAAGCAATGATTGCAGTATGTATGAACCTAATTTGTTAAAGTCGTTATTAAATATTTTTTCTGCAAACAAAAATAAAGCCACGAGCAAACAATGACGGAAAACGATCAGCTAAAAACTGGTGGATGGAGATTGGTATCAAGGATAGAATTTTCCCAACCCAAGCCTGTCTTGAGCCAGCAGCAGATGGAGATACATAATATTCTTCGCTCACTACTTCTAGGCGATCAGATAAAGATTTTAAGAAGTCTCTGCATTGTCTCAGACTCGGAAGGTGCAAGTGTTTTCCTTGATTTGAAAAGCATTCCGCATCCACTGTGCCGAGAAGACATCGAATCCTGTGAAACAAACTTGCTTCATTTGGTAGAGAGACGACTAGAATTCCACCTTCTTCAAGATGATTACAAATGGATTCGAGCGTGGCGTACGGATTCTTCAAATGCTCAAGAACTTCCAGACAGATAATCCGTTCGAACTTCCTGTTGAGATTAAATCCCCCATCGATTTCGTACCCTGTGAGTGTGTCAATGCCATAATACACGACATTATTGAGGAACTGTCTCGCCTCCATTTGGTGGCAACCGACATCGAGAAGAGACATCCCCGGCCAGCAGTCCGCGAGTTGGATAGATTTCTTGAGACGGGCTAGGGCGTAGGGGTCGTCGTGCAAGTGAGGCCAATGGTCAACCATGCAAGCCAGTCTTTATATAGTGAAAAAATCGTTTGTAATAGTAACTGAGTGGTGGATTCTTAGTTACAAAAGGGAAAAAGTCAGCATCGTAAATCTTTCTTCTTAATTGGACTGTTTTTCTTTTGTGAAGAATCTGCTTGAGGTTACAAACAACATACCATAAGCCTTTCAATATATAAACCCCAGCCGACACTTTCCCTGTCAAAATCATCCCAATCGAAGCTGAGAGCCAGACGCAAACTTGGACAATTAGAGGAACGATAAGATTTAACGGATTAAGATTTGTAATCAACATAGAAATGTAATTCCTGCACCCGTTAAAATAGACTCTCTTTGGGATATAAAAGTCTTTTGGTTTAAATCTTGTGTTAAAAGCATGATATGTGACTGACTTAGGGACGTAAAACACAGCCCACCCATTTAACCATACCCGCCAAGCGAGATCTGTCTCTTCTCCCAAAATTTCATAAGAAACATCAAACATTCCAGCCTCAACGAAAACATTTCTCCTGATCATCATGGAGGCCGACTTCCCTGCTAAGATTGGGACTATTTTTTCGTATTGCCCGGTATCTTTGCATCCCGACTCTGCCCTTGCCCACAAAAACCCTGACCAAGTAAGGTAAGACCCAGCCTCGTCAAATCTATCCCTGTGTTCCATGTTTAGTAGTTTCCCAAAAACAGCCCCAACTCCTTCGTTATTCAATGTTGTGGCCATTTCATACACAGCCGTTGGCGTGGCCTCTATGTCATCGTCGAAGAAAGCTATCAGGTCGTGCGTTGCGTATCTCAGGGCTACGTTCCTTTTGTTCGCCGGGCCACCCTTAACGAAAATTGTTTTAGTACCGTAAAAAACTCTATCTTCGGCTGAGGTTGCGACGATGATTTCTAATTCAACATACTTTTGGGCTTTAAGAGATTGAATGGCTTTTAGAATTAAATCGCCTTTGTGGTGGCAGAGACAAACGCTAACCTTAAACATTGTAAAATCTCTTTTTATTTGCTACCTTCATGCTGATTTCCTCACGCAGTAGTTAAAAGTGTCCATAATTTTTTCGGCATCATAAGCAAGCCCGAATTTGTTAATTAAGAGTTGCAACCCAGTTCCATTCACAAAAACAAAGCAACTCTTTCCTTCTTTTATATCCATCACAAAAGATCTGCTATGGCCCAAATAACTTCCTGAATGATGAACATAAAATGCCGCCATTCTTATCGTTTCCACTAAAACAGTTCTTCCCAAACTGTTCACAATGGCAAAATGATTATTAATCAGCAATTCTGAAAGCCCCGATGTAATCACTTATTTTCCTTTCTTCTCTGTAACCTGTTAAAAAAGGCCACTTGTAAGATTTTTTCTTCTTGGTGTATAATCTACTTGGTTTTTCCCACCACTGGGAGAAAGGGAATGATGGGTAGATTGAAGAGTTTCCAATTAAAAGAAAGCCTTGTAAGCCAACTAAAATGTCCGGGGCGTGTGATACCAACGAAGCTATGGAAAAAGTTAATAAATAAAGGGCTCGTGCGGGTATTCTTTGGACAGACGGCAATAAACCGCTACATATCAGCACCGCTATTAAAACACCTAACCACCACCACGAAGCCTTCCAAATAAAAAATGGTGCGATCCCCATGTACATCATCATCTCAGGGTAATGAACCCCATTAGTAGTCCCGATATTCCTGATAGGGTTTATGAGGTCAAAAAGCTTCAAGAACGGCACTCTCCCAAAGTTTCTATCAACCTTCTCTGTCATCCTAACGGATCGCTTAAAATAGCCCAAAAAAGGGATTAACTGGCTTACTGACATCAGTGACCCAATAACGAAAGAAAGTGGCTGTAATAGGCAAATTAGGGGCATAACGTACACCAAAACAGGGTAATAACCTCCTAGTAAGGCCATAGACCACCCAACAGCCACCATGATGCCTCCACAGAAAGCTAGCGGGACCCAAGTTACGGTGTAAACAAATGTCGGGGTATTTGGCTTTATAACATACCCGGCGTAAGCTAGAGTAATCGCAGCAAATAAATTCCCGAACAATTGGTAGGCAAAGACAGAACAGATTAAAAAATGAAAAAGAATAAAATAAGCATAAAGCCTGAAGGCACGGTCTTCTTTCAAAAAACTTCCGATGTATGCGCTAATTAAATTCGGCGGGTAGAAGGTCGCTAAAAATGGAATAGAGGCGGGAAGCTTGTAGTAAATTTCATCTTGCGCGGGGAAGATGCCTTTCCTGAGTTGTCTCCCAACCCATAGCCAATGCGGAAAAAATGTAGAAGCCACCTCAGAGGTACAAAGAAGATACGGGTTTATCAGAAACTTTCTCCAGAAAATAAGCCAGTAAGCAAAAAGAACTAAATAGGGCATTTTTAGTTTTTTAAAAAATCAACAACCTCATCGTAGGTTTCTCTCAATAGCAAAATATTAAGACAAAAAAGAAATTCGACGACCATCGAGAAATACATTGGCATCGCCACAAACGGATGAAAAGGAAACTGAAAAAAATCGCGGCTTAACGGCCAGAACAACTGAACGCCGTTTCTTGGATGGTCTTGGCACAACATATCAAGAATTGAATGGGATAAAACTAAAAATGAATAATAAGCCCAATTTTTTCTTGAGACCAGAAACCCAATCGCAACAGCAAACACAATACTGTGCGTAAGTCCGCGATGCTCAATCCCGACAAGGAAATCAAAGTCTGGCAAAATCGTCAGAAAACAACAGAACAGAAGCCTGAATATGTTTCTGCTATTGTCTCTTGTTGCCAGAGCGACAGAAAAATGTCCTATAGGGTACATTTGATCCTAAAAGCGGAAGCCATGTTAACGTTGAGTTTGGTTAAAATCCGATCCGTGAGTTTAATCAAAGGTTGGCACGGATATGTTGAACGCTCCCCCGCCACGCTCTTTATTTTAAAGCCATGTTTCTTGAGAAGTTGGGTGAGGGCTGGGACGGTGTAAACGTATATATGGCCACCAAGCTCCTCAGAGTTCCATCCAAAAGCTTTTCCGACATTATAACGAGTCGAGAGCTCAACGCTGTGAGGAACGTAACCAAATAAGAATAAAATCCTGTTAAACCACGCTGCTAGGTTCGGAGTACCGATGTCTAGTATTGTTTTTTCGTTCATAACCTTTTTGCATTCGTCTAAAAATTTATCGGGGTCGGAAAAATGCTCAATCGAATGATTGGCGAGAATAACGTCCCAATTTCCTTTAGGAAGACCGTGTTTCATAACGTCCCATCCGTACTTCAGGTCGGCAACAGTGACTTCTGAATTGGGATAGAATTCATACCTCGCTCTTAAACCATTACCGCCACCAACATCAAGGACGTTAAGATATTTTTTGTCGTTTGAAAAAAATGTCAGGGTATTCTCTCCAAACGTCACAGTTCCCACACAATCCTTCGTATTTTCCTTCAAGATGCCCCCGCCTTACAATATCTAGCCTTTGCCAACATTGATTTACGGTTTCCTCGTTTATATCGCCGAACACCTCTTTTTGGTGAGGGTCCGCGCAGCACATTAGAAACTTCCCGTTCCAAGCGACCGCTGGAGCCATCCAGAGGTGATAGCAGGGCCATCTCGAATCCGCACTTTTGGCAGAAGTAAATAATTTTTTGCCAATCTGAAACCGCGACGAATCTATGCCTGAAGCATAGTTGTGCATTCTTCGGCCTTCTACGTTTTTCCATGATTTCCATTCTTCTCTCGCTTCATCTGTAGTGATACCGTCAATGAATCTAACTCTAAACTTTCCCCATTTTTTAAGTTTTAATAGGGTGGGTTCTGTAAATTTTGCTTCTCGTCTCCAAGTCCAGTAAGATTGATCAATCCCACAGGATATAAAATCGTCGATGCACTCATTGAGAACCGTGCCGTTGGTGGTGAGCAAGACAGTGTGGCGTGAACAGCTTTTTTTGATGTAACGGACAGCTTCAAAGATGCGCGGATAGAGGAGTGGCTCACCAAAAAGGTGAAGGCTAAAACTTCTAGGTCCGTATCGAGTAGCCTCATCGACAATTTTCCTGAAGAGTCCAAAATCCATATCCTGACTCGTCCTTTCTCGTGGACAATACGCACAGGATAAATTGCAGTTTGCGGTTGTTTCAATAAAAAGGTGGTGAGGGTAATCTTTCGAGATGAAGGCTTGCGCTCCGAGCTTGAAGAGTGGAGTTGGTAGTTTTTTTGCGATTTGTGCATAAACAGTTGACACTTTATTGTTTTTCTTTTATATACTGAGAAAGTTCTTTTTTAAGCTCTTCTAAGCGTGACTTTTTGTGCCTTATGAACCCCTTGTCAAAAAGGTGCTCATCTTTAGACACAGCATCCAAATAGCGACTTATATCGTTTATTTCTCTTTCCAGCATAAATTTACTGTTTGTCATTTTGGCCTCATTTGAATAGGTGTGCTTTGGCGGTACTTAAGAAGTAACTGAGATATTCTAATCTTAGCCCATTGGTGGCAAATTTAAATCCTCGTCTTGAGAGATACCATCGCAAATAGGCTTTTCGTTGAAACGATTTAACAAGTGACGGGTCACATTCGGGCTGGTTGACTTGGGCAGAATAATTTTGATCGAATGCCTCCCATCTTTTATCAACCAACCATCCCTTTTTTTCTGAAATATTACCCCATTCAGTACCTGGGTATGGTGCTGCAATCGAAAAGTTAACAATGTCGAATGGTTCGCTAAGAGACAGTTCGACAGTTTTCTCCATGCTATTTCTAGTGTCACCATACATTCCGAGCATGAAATAACCCCAAGATTTGATCCCCGCTTCTTTAGTCCACCTAATTGCTTTACGTGCTTGATCAACTGTAGCCTCCTTTTTGTTCATTTCTAAAACCCGATCATCCCCCGATTCGCAACCATAAGCTATCATCCACCAACCAGCAGATTTCATTTCTTTTAATATTTCAGGATTTACGGTATCGACACGAGAATTGCTAACAATGCGACACCTAAAAGGAAGCCCCCTAAGGCGACTACACAGCTGCAACAACCATTTATGGTTAAGAGTCGTTGTGTCGGCGTGGAAGATGAAGTTTTTGAGCTTATACTTTTCGATCTCTTCAATAATACTGTCAACATTCCGATACCTCGCCTTTCTCTCTGTTGCAACTGTTGTTCTACAATAAATGCACCCGAATGAACATCCCCTTGAAGCATAGATAGCCGTATAGTTTTTGCCTATAAACGGCATTGAATACTTGTGAATCGGAAGAAGATCTTGACGCGCGGGTGGGAGGTTCTCGAACGCAGTACCCTCTGAAGATTCCCCGGTGATCAATTCACGGAGCTGATATTCTGGCTCTGGGCCAAATTTTACATTCTCAACCGTATGGTCAAGATATCTGAATCTAGAGTCAGATTCCCCGCGAAGAGCCTTTAGGTGAGGGCTTATGGCGCAAGTCTTAGCACCGACAGACTTGGCAAGATAGGCAACATACATGTCTGAAGTGATCGTGCAGGAAACGGGGTTAAAGACAACCCAATTTGGTTTAAAATTCTTCATTTCTTCGTAAATCTTCGAGTACGACATTCTCTCGACGATGCAATCTATTATGCGGACATCGTGGTTGTCGTAAAGACCTGCAAAAAGAGCAAGGCCACCTTGAGGCCACAGCTCGTTCGCTTTAGAGCGTCTGCCGCTTCGGTTGGTGTCTCGATAGTACAACCAACCATCGGGCGATGGAGGATTGATGAATAGGATTCTTAATTTTTGCACTTAAAAAAAGTTCCCCGTCAAAACAGCTTTTTTTATAGAGATTGTGTCCTCGCCGCCTCGCTCGTCGCGGGTTGGTCGGAGGATGATAATCGGAGAGCCTAGAAAGTTGGCCTTGCCTGAAAAGGAAGGCACGTAACCTTTGGTATCTGGGACGTAGCCTTTTTGGTAAGACCCTGTCCTGACAAGTAGTCTTTCTTTTTGTTTCACGCGCATTTTTTGGTCAAGATACATCGTGGCGGGCATTCCGAGATTAAACTTGTGGTCATGCCCTGCTAAGTAGATATCCGCATCCCAAACGTGCGCCATATCCTCAATTTTGTTCAAAGACGAGCCTTCGCGCCGTCCACCGCCAGACCTTGCCCCTGCCGTGTGATGGGCGTAGATATCAAGGCTTGTTATTTTCCGGCAATCATTCACGCCATACTTAAAAGCCAAGCGCACGATTGAGACACCGCCCAAATATTTGCACTTGAGAGCGTCGCACATTTTCATGGTGCTAGTCTGCCCTGAATCGAATTGATAATAATGATTGCCTTCGATCAGACCTAAAAGTCTGTCTTTCATAAAATCCAGCTCTTTAATAAACTCCTTCACCCTGTTGTCGGCAACGTCATCCAAAGTCTTTACAGTTGTGTCGTGCAGTTTCGCGCGAAAGAATAAATCTCTTTCAGAGGTCGAGGCCATGTCGTCGTAGTCACCAAGACCCAAGAAGTAGACACGCCCTGTTTCTTTTTGTAGTTTTTTGCAGTAGTTTAAATATTCGTGCCAGCGGTCAACGTCACAGTTGTGGGCAAAGCGGTGAACATCAGAGAAAACGGCGAGATAATAGTCTTCATTATATTTTGCTATCGGGATTTCGTATCGGTGAGTCGTGAAAAGAGAGTCGCTCAAGTTACCTCTAGTGTATTAGCCCAACTTTTCCGCTATGCGTTCTTAGTTTATTTTTTCTAAGAAGAGTTACCTTAAAAAAACTCTTGGTAGCAAGTAACAAACGTTTGATATCCTCTAATGTTTTGATCTTTTTAAACTCTGCCAAGATAATCTTTGGTTGGAGGTAAAAACTTCTCCAAAATAGCTTAGAATAGAAAACCAAATCTTTGCGAGTAAGACCTTTTGGAATAAAATTAATCAAAAGGGTGTTCATTTTCTTCCAAGAAGGATCGAATGTTCCATATTTATTAGCCAGTTCATAAGTCTCTGAGCCGGGGAGAGGAACAAGGTGAGTGTGTTGGACATAGTTAACGTTGAGGCTTTTTGCAAATTCAATAGTTTCCATGATGGAGTCATGAGTTTCCCCAAGATGGCCAAGAATGAAGTTTGCTTTTGTGGTAATGCCAGCCCTTGTTGCCTTATCAATAACCTCTCTAATCCTGTCCTTGGTGACGTTTTTTCTCATAGAATCAAGGATTCTCTGACAACCTGACTCGACACCAAACTCAATCGTATGACACCCAGCATCCCGCATAAGTTCTATAATTTCAAGATATTGGACAAAATCAACACGACTGCAACAAGACCAAGTAAACGGAGTTCCAGCCTCTATCATGGAGTGGCAGAAGGTCTCAAGTCTTTTTCTGTTTCCAGTGAACATATCATCATAGAATAAAAGGTCATTAACTCCATAATCCCTGTTAAGCTCTTTTAAGTGTTGGATGAGGTAGTCCGCGCTCATGATTCGATAGCCTCTCCCGACAACTCCAAGATCGCAAAAAGTACAAAGTCCCGTGCAACCTCTGCTAGTCACCAATCCTATAGAATGAAAATGTTTTGTTCCGAAAACGCTTAATCTATAGTGGGAGAACAGATTATCTCCTACCAAATCAAAGGCAGGAAAAGGGAACTCATCAAGGTCTTTGTAAAAAGAACGCCTTTCGTTTATCACTATTTCTTCACCGTTTCTCCATCCCAACGATTTAACTGATCTCCAATCTTTCTCTTTGCGTAGCTGATCAAGAAAATCTATGAGAACCACTTCCCCCTCGCCAACGACTCCGAAGTCGAATTGAGGATACTCTTGAAGAGTTTTTACGGGTTCGGCGGTGAAATGGACTCCGCCCACAATCGTTATTATGTCATCAAATTTAGTCTTGACTGCCTTTGCAATGTCAGCCGATGCGTCAATCATGATTGTCATGGCAGTAAGGCATAGAACTTCTGGTTTATACTCATCAACAATTTTTACTATACTCTCGATTGACAGCCCTTCAGCGTGGGCATCAACCATCTTTACCTGATATCCATACTTCCTAGCCATAGAAGCTAAATGAAGAATTCCTATCGGAGGACTTGAAGATTTCGTATCCGATAAGTCCATATCTGAGTAAAAAACTGAAAAATCAACAGGCGGGTTAATGAAAAGAACCCTTGTTTCCTTAAGAGACAAATCGAACCCAAGAGCATCAAGTTTTGTGACCTCATATCCTATTTCTTTTCCAATGGTAAGAGTTCCAGTACCGCTGCGTTTAATTTCTCTGTCACCAAATAAACTAGACACTTTTAACCGCCTTTATCATCAGAGACCAACTTAATTTTTTAAACGGTGTCTTTGATATTAGGTTATCTATTTTTATAATAATCTTTGCCAACCATAACGGAACATGAAAGTCAATAATATCAGGAAACCCTAAAAGAGGATAACCAACAAAACCTATGTATCTCTTCTCTATTATTTTAAGGCCAGTGTTTTCGATCATACCAAACAGTTCCTCATCATTAAAAGATTTGTGAAGGTGACTAAATCGATCAGTCTTTTGGAATAGGTGTCTTATGGTTTCATAAGTGACATTATGGTTCGGGTCCCAACAAGAAAAAACACCGCTTGGTTTCAGCACCCTGAACATCTCCATTAAACCCTTAATAGGGTCTTCCAAATGATGCAATAGACTACGGCAAACAACAAAATCAAAATGATTGTCTGGAAAAGGAATATTCTCCGCGCTTGCCTTAATGTGTTTGTAAGGATTGCGTTCGAGCATTCCGTCTGAAATGTCAATACCTTGAATATCAAAATTAGGATAGAGTTGAGAAACAAACCCCACGCCACACCCAACGTCCAAAACTTTATCTGAAGCTCTTCCATCCTTAAACTTAATCCCATTAAGAAGGTCAGTGACAATACGAGCGTGATATAGAAAACCGTTTCCAGAGTATCTGATTTGATACCATTTAGAGACGTAATCTTGGATAAGTTTTTCACTTTTAGGTTCCCCTCTACCCATCCCATTTAACCTCTCGACATAGGCGTTCTAATTTATCTCTCGAATCTTTTAAGCCGATTCTTCTCTCGAATGTTTTGACTTTATTTCCGCAATCAGGGTGGCTCATTAAAATATCGTGAGGGTGGATAAAGAAAACTCCGTTCTTCTCGGTTTCTTTTTTTACCCAAGAATAAGGCATCGCCCTGAACCAAAAACCGCCAGAATAGAGTCTTTTTTCGCCTTTCCATCTTGGTGATCTGAATGGCTTTGTTCCGTCATGTTCACCAGAATATTCGTGATAATAAGTATGATCTCCGATAATGTGACCATCTTCCGCTATTTTATTAAACAAGTCCTTCTTTGCATCGATAAGCCATCCAAGGCAGTAAAATATGGCCTTAATATCATGCCTTCTTAAGAGGTCTAATAGATAAAGAGTTGGCTCATCCACCTCAGGATCTGTGCTTTCCCAATAATTGCTATACTTTTTAAAACAGAAAAAAGGCTCCCAATCTACAGTGAACGCAGCCATTTTCTTATCCCTCTCGTCCTTAACGCAAAGCTGTTTCTGAAAATATAATAAAGGGTGATGAAACCGTCCCTGACAACTTTCACATGCGAACTCCCACTAGCCCTGCTCTCTATGTTTATTGGGAAGAATTCAACTCTATATTTGTCAGACATCATAGAAATTGTAAGAGACGTAGTAAAGCTGAACGTAGCGCAGAGAATAGGAAAGTAACCGATAGCAATATCACGCTTAAAGACACGAAGCCCAGAATTAAGATCGCTAACCCAATAAGTACAGAGTAAACTAGCAGTCCAGTTAAGAAACTTTCTGCCCACGAAACGAACGAAGCTTTCATTTTTAACCCTCCTAGCTCCTATTACCATGTCTGCTTTTTCAATCAGCTTGAAAGCTTTGTAAATTTTATGAATTTCTTTGACTGTGTGCTGTCCGTCTCCGTCAGCTGTTATGATGATATCCCTAGAAGCTTTTCTTATGCCCGTCATTAAAGAGGCCCCATAGCCAAGATTCTTCCCATGCTTCGCAGCGTTCTTATATGGCTTGGAAGAGCCATCATCAACTATGATAACTTCAGCCCCAAGTGACTTTAATTTTTTCTCCATATCCCTTAAGACTTTGTGATCTTCGTTTAGGACAGGGATAACAACTGAGGCATCTTCCATAGTGTCAGGCATACAACCCCGCAAATTATGATACTAGTGACTGATTGGATGATCACAACTTTTATATGTCTATCAGCGATGAATTTTCCTATTTTCAATATATCTTCTTTGTCCAAATGAAGGCCATAGCCATAAAGGTCGCTTAATAGAGTTTGCGCCTCCTCGATCATGGGTCTTATTGTATTCTCGATAAATGCGCCATAAGGCTTAAGGTCTAACATTCTTCCTCCGCAGCAATAATCTCATGCTCTGAGAAAAATCTTAACTTTTTACCGTTTATGAAGTGGTAAAATGAATAAGATCCCCATTGTCCGTAGTAAACTTTCTGACCGACCTTGAAATCGTAATGACACTTTGGGCCGCAAGAAACGACAGAGCCGCTTGCAGATCTTTTTTCCAAAGAGTTGTTGTCTGGTAATTTAATGAGACCTTCAGAAACAATTCTCTCGATTTCTGGGTTATCAGCCACAAAATGGTTTGGGTCAGGTTCAACAAGAACAAAATCATTTAACACCCTAACGTTTGTCATCGTATTAAATCTTTATATTTGTAATAAATTTTTATGAATAATTTATATAACGTGTGTTTCCAATGTCTTTTTATCCAACGATTTGAGAAGAGTTCATAGTTTGCCAACCTATTCCGAGAGTCACTTCGTCTCTTCTTAAAAGCTCCAGACTTTGACGGTTGATGCTCCAATGCGGCATCTCTTGAAAACCAAAGCTTATAGCCATATTCTTTAACCCTAAATGCGAGATCAGGCTCACTCCAGTCACCTACGCCCTTGTAAGCAGTGTCAAAACCACGAAGACGGTTAAAAATGTCAGCCCTAAAAGACATATTGCAAGCTTCGAGAAAATCGACCTCTCCTTCGTAGGAGCAGATTTCGTCACAAGCTCCTGTCGTCCAAGCCCCTGATCTGCATATATGTCCAGGCAAATATTGTTTTCCATCACAAAAAAATTGATCATACAAAAACTTGAAGAATCCAAAAGAGAATAAGTCCCGGTTCCTTCGAAATTCTTGAGAAATGGTGCTAGGCCCAGAAACTCCTCCAATGCTTTCGGAGGAATCAAAAGCTTCAACAATGGAATTGAGCCACTTTCCAGAGCAGATTGTGTCGTCATCAATAAACGTGAGAATTTTTCCCGAAGCTTTTCTTGCCCCGTCATTTCTGAGCTTGGAAAGCTGCCCTTCTTCAGTGACAAGAATTACCTCGTAATCTTTGAATGTTTGATCCCTGATGGACTCAAGGCATCTTTCAAGAGCGTCAGGACGTTTAAGTGTCGGGATGATAATGCTAACTTTAGGATATTTCGGCATGTTAGTATTCCGTAGGTGATGAGGAATCCGACACAGACAGGCCAATGCCAGAACCATGCTGGATCTCGGACCGCTCTATATCCTCGAACGCTAACCAAGAGAGGTTCCACCATAGTAAGCGTTGCCAAGATAAACAGGAAGAGTCTTCCTTTGTCTTTCCACGAGCCAATAATTTTCCATCTTCTGTCGTTACGGTCACTATATAGGTCTCTTGCATATTTGTACCTCTTTTTTAAAAACGTTATTAGGTTGTCTGAAGTGCGATGCCAGATATCTGCTACGTTTCTTCTTAAAAAAAGTGCTGGATTTTTATTAATAACATCTACAGCACAATCCATTGGGTAGTAGTGATCAAGATCAGCATTTTCTATCCATTGTTTACGATTTATAAAAGTACCGTTACATCCAAGGCTAGGAATTTTTCTACCTCTAAACCACATTAACTCATCCATAGCATCAGTTTGTTCAAACCAAGGCTTCCTATCATTCTTTCCTAAGTAATAGCAAATAACATCATTACCACCAATTAGAGAGAAATATCGGTTCAGTGAGTTGTCTTGGCTAACACAAGCATAAAATCTTCCATAGCAAGCTGATATTGGGTATGTTTTAAACTGTTGATAGACGGAACTAAACGTTTCTTTAAAAATAAGTGAATTATCTGCACAAAACATGACACAAATATCACCCTTAGCCTTACGAATGCCGATAGCCTTTGCAGACTCTGAATCACCTTCTGTAATTACTAGAATCTCAATCTGATCTTGCGGAAAGTCTTGATTTTTTATCGACGCTATTAAGTCTTTTAGTTTTTCAGACCCAAGATCTTTCTGTGAAGCTGGGATTATTGCAGAAAATATTATCTGCTTTTTCATATTGGTGGTTGAGCTGGTTGGATTGAGTTAACTGCTTTTAACTTTCCGTCAGAGACAGCTTTAGCAATAATCATGTCGAGCTCTGCCATTTCCTTGTTCCAAGCATCAGGGAAGTGAATAGTTTTTGCAGCTAGGCATTTTTCAAGAAACTTCTTGGCTGACAAAATGTCCCCGTTCTGTTTTGCTAAAGAGTAAAGATTGTACCAAGGGACATCGTAAAACGGATTTTGCCTCGTTGCCTCATGCCACGTATCCCATGCTTTATGTGGCATCCCATGATTCATATAAGACACGCCAAGGTTACCCATTGCAACCTCGGAATCCGGGAAATTAAAACAATTAGACTCATAGTATCTGACCTCATTGGCAAACGAAGGCAAGTGTACCCAAACCCTCATTACGTAAATACCAGTTAAAAAAGCCAGTAAAATAGGGTAATCCTTTAAAAAATAAGCAAAAACGATCGAAAGACCGAATACGGAAGTATGAATGTACCTTTCGGAAACAAATTGATTGGCAGTTATTATGTTACAAAATATAGCGTAGTAAACAAGACACCAAACCAACCCAAATTTAATGGGAAATGGGGCTATGACCATAATAGTTACATAAACCATGATTGACAAAAGCCCAAGCCAAAACTGACGATCAGCATACTCTAAAGGCTCTTCTTGGTGGTAGCCGAAGACATGAAACAAACCAAGTCTTTTCGGGAAAAGAACCAATCTGACGTAGTACCACACTGTTTTGACAATAACGACAAACTTTCTCAAATGAACGGTAGTTGATTTCCCCATTTGTTGTTCTTTAAAAGCGTTCACCCTATAAACGACTGTTTTTTTCCCAAGTTTTAACATGAACGCTAGACCGATAACCGTCGCTATAATAGATGGCCAGACAAACCCCATCATTAAAAGAATGACTCCATTGAAACATCCAGAAAGCAGTGTCATGCACGAGAGAACTGAAGAAATGACTATTATCGGAAATAAGATGTAGGGATTTGAAATGTAGAGAACGGCGTTGAACGCAACCAAAGCCCCGAATAAACTTATCAAATAATTCACACCGCTTATCCATCCCACTGTCTGCACACCGCACGGATGAGTAGCGAAGATTATCATGGAAAATAAGGCTATTTCACTCCCAAGGAGATTCGAAATTAAATTATACCCAAGCATTAAATTAAACCATTGAAAGATTAGATTTAAGGCGTGGTGTTTCCTTGCGTCCTGAACCCAACCGTACTGAGGGTGATTGTTTTTGTTTTTCCCTATCTCTAAGAAACTTCTGCCCCAAATTAGCCTCGACCAACGCATTAAATTGTCAGGGAACGGCAAGTGTTTATTCCAAGCCGTATTTTTTACTTTTACTTTATAAAGTTCTCCCTTGTCGTTTTTGAGGTCAACCTCATAAAAGTCTATCTTTTCTTCTTTCGTAATGTTCCCAAGCGCGTCCTTTTGCTGAACGAATCTATCAGAGAAACAAGCCAGTCCTTGAGCATCGTCAATGACAAAGCCCCTTAGCTTGAGACAGTAAGACCAAGTAATTAGGTGAAGAATGGAGATTAGAAAAAGGTGGGATTGAGTTATCTCTACTAGATGATGTATGAACTCAAACATAATCCACTATATACAGTGTAATTCACTATTTGTCAATTATATTTTGTGAAGTAGCTATAAAAAATAATAGTTGACAAGTTGGTGCTATTTAGTCTTTAATCTTGGTAATAGGAGACCCATAGCATGGAATGGATATTTACAGGTTTTATAATCTTAGCATGGCTACTTCATTTGTCTATCAAAGAAGATGAAAATTTTCTTGAAGATATGAAGCATAGAGAGCTTACGGACAAGATAGATGATTTAAAATCTATTTAATCTCCAAAAATCTTTTTTAAAACCTTGTTTACAATTGGGATTCCAACTGAAGCTCCTAAAGTTCCTATAGCTAATTTTTTTCTACCAAGAGTAGCACTTAATTTTCTTTCCAATTCAGGAAATTTAGCCCCTAAAAACTCCTGTTCCTGTCTTTTCGCGCCAAGCCTTTTCTCAGCTGTGGCGCGTTTTTGTTCAAACATCGCCTTTTGAAGTTTATTTTGATGAGCTACCTTTTTCGCTCTTTCAACGTGTGATGTCCCTAAACGTTCTCCAGTGCGACTCAAATCTTCGATCTCATCTCCAATCGCTGTCCCTTTGGCCACTCTTTCTAATGCGCCCTTTCCTAAAGCCTTTGCTTCTTTAGCTATTTTATAAATAGGAGCATGAGAAGCTTTTAATTTTTCAAGCCCCTTAACTGTATTTGGCAAAATATCCAAAATTTTCTGGTTTATAATTGTTTTAATCCTAGAGTTGTTACCAACTAATGACATAACCCTCTTTATTTCAGATTGGACTTCCTTCGGGCTTAAAATGTCTGGCGCTCCACGTACCGGGCCTTCCAAAATATCATTAACTCTTTTTATTAAACGATCTTGAACATTCAAATCATCAATCTCATCAACTGCGTTTAAAATTGAATCTGTGAAATCGCTCCTTTTCATTGTTGAGCTTAATTTGTTCAATTCTTCTCCAAATCTTGCATTAGCTTCTTCAAATCTTCTTGAGATTTGTTCTTTGACAGCCTTAGCCCCACGATACGCTACAGTTTTGGCTTTCTCGGCTAATGATTCACTCATCATCTTGCCTTGTTCTTTAAGCTGTGACAATTCTTCTTGAATCGGAATCTCAGATTTCTTTGATTTAAAAATCAAATCTTCAATAGATTTGATATCTTTTTTAATAGGTCCAGTTCTGAAAGGTTTTGTAATATTCGGTATGTTCTTAATAAGTGATGTCGCCCCGCCAAGGCCCAACCCAGCCCAAGGAGCAATATCCGCAGACATTTCTAGATTTTTGCCATACTCCGTTTGTGGCGGTTGAATCATTGGACTAGATTCGTTAATTCCTGCTAGGTTAAGACCAATTCCGATAGGCCCCATTTCAGCAGGGCCGACTCCTTGTCCGCGAGTCATGGGAATCTGACGGCCAGCAACTCTGCCTAAATCCGTAGCTTCTTGGCCTGAAGCTGGTAAAGCGGCGGTTATAGAAGTCCCTCCGAACGGCCCCATGCGTGACTGCCGAATAGCCTTCTGCAACAAATTCTCCGTATTTGGGATAGTATCAACTTCCATATATGGGTCGTCGTCTATGTCCATATAAGGATCAATCTCTTGAGGTTGATTCCCTGCCCTCTTCATCAATTCTGCACCAGTGGGATAATTAGCCATTTAGCTCCTGTCCTGTCCTCGATCTGAAGATGTCAGCGACTTTCTTTGCATCTTTTCCAGATTGAATCGCAGCAATTGCTTTTTGTCTTTCTTGTTCAATTCCACCATTCTTGTTTTTGAATCCTGGCATACCTGGAACTGGGCTGCTTGGAAGCAACGTTGACATATCTCCTCCAGAATTAATAATGCCAAGATTTTGAAGCATTTGAACTCTGATAAACTCTCTAAATTTACTTAATTTCGATTCTGACGTTGCTGGAGCTTCGGGCAAAAAGAAATCCTGTATCCCTTGAAACTTCATTTCTGGAACATTCTGCATAGCAATTGTCTGTTCCTGTTCCGCAAGATTGCCAACCTCTCCAAGACCTTTTGTGATCTGGCTTCTCTTGCCAAGAAGTTGATCAACGGCAGCTGAAAAATCAGGATCAGTTTCCATCTTCGCCTTGATTACAGCTTTTGCTGATTCAAATTTTCCTCGAAATCCAGTCTGTGTACTTGCATTTGGAAAAATCCTTTTAAATTCTGTTTCAAATTCATCAAGCACTGGAAGAATTTTCTTCAAAGAACCAATGGCAGTTACCGCTTCACCAACGGCTTTAGTTCTTCCGCTTGTTGCTATATCACGCTCTTCCTTCTCAATATTAAATGGCTTTTGAGCCATTTCTCTTGCTACAGCTATGTTATAAACTTCTTGAGGAGTTTGGCGCGAAGATTTTCCTCCAAAATTAAACTTTTGACGCTTTATTCCGCTCCCCTGAAACATTCTATTTTGTGCCATATTAAACTCCGATATTAAACGTTGCTAATTGATTTTGTTGCTGCCCGTCACCAAGTAAAGCAGACCCAAGATCAAGAAATGTCTGTTTGAATAACTGAGCTTGTTGAACGTCAAGTCCTAATTGAGCCATTATGCGCTCAACATCCATTTGAGCAATCTGAATAAGCTGTTGCATATCCTGCTCACTCGCTCCTAGAGATGTCTGAATCTGAGCAAGCCTTTGCTGGTCAAAATTTGATTTCGTGTCCCTTGTGCGCGTAGCAACGGTGTCACTTTTCGCACGAGCAAACTGGTCTTGTACCTCTTGAAGATCACGACGGAATGCGTTATCACTGCTAGGATCAGTCCCAGGTCTTAAGTTTCGATACAAATCCCTAACCTGATCTTCTGCTCTTGTTTGCTCTAAATTAAGTTGCCTCAAAGAAGCATCAATTTCGGGCTGAGAAAGAGGATCATAATTCTGACTCATCAATTCCTGCAATTTACCTTGTCCAAATTGCCCAAGAGCACTACCTCCCGATTGCACTCTAGACCTTGCGTCTTCAACGCTTTGCGGAAGCTCTGGGACTTTTGGGAATCCTTTAAAAAGCCCTGCGGCAACCGAACCAGCCCCAAGAGCTTGTTGTGGATTCTTGCCAAACCAATCAAGGACTTTGTTTAAAAATCCACCACCTCCGGTTGCATTGCCAGCCACACCTGCAACACCACGCCCCATTCCGACATTAACACCTTTACCTGCACTCGTAATCCCAGAAAAAGCATTAGGAGCCGCCGCATTCGCCGCAAAAGCTTGGCCACCTCCAAAAAAGTTTCCAAGAGCCGAAGGAATAGCGTTAACAGCACCCCTTCCGCCACCAGATGCAGCGCCTCCAGCAACAGACATTCCAGCTCCGAGAGCTGGATTTGCCATAGCAACAAATGGAGCCACAGTTTGAGCAATCTTTCCAAAACCACCTATAACCTTACCGAAATCCTTATATCTAACACCTTCAAATTCGTCAGTTGGAATCTCTTCAACGAAGTGATCAAATTCGTGGTCAATAAGATACTTGTTTAATTCAGGATACGAAGAGTACCTGATATAAGCGGTATTAGTCCTAGGATCAGCGACACCCAAAGAAGTGCTAATCCTGCTGTATGGTAATTTCTCAAAATCTTTGTTTGATAAAACCTTTATAGAGTATCCCATTAGAAAGTAATCCTCCCTGAGTAATTTCCCTTAAGACGCTGGAGAAGGTCTGGTGGCAAGCCTTCGATTCCATTCCCAGATTGTCCGATCCCGGTCTGTATGCCTCCAGTAACTGTCTCAGAAACTCTCGGCGAAGCAGTTCCTTCACCCTGCGCCCCGCTTACAGTGCTTGAAAAAAATCTTCCAAACGGAGAATCCTCTAGCCCCCCCATTCCTCCTGTAACTGTCTGAGACTTTTCTCCTTCGCCCATGTGAAACGTGCCTTTGTCCTGATTCTGAAGCCCAGGGATTGGAAGATTGATAGGATTGTAAAAAACCCTTAAAAAATCTTTAAACTTCTTATGTCTAATCCCGTTTGGATCTTGATGGGTTGATTCATCCATTTCAAGCTCTTCCAACTCGTGGTTGATAAGATACTTATTCAAATCATGAATATTTGAACCCCTCACGTAAGCAAGCCCTTTTTCCCTATCAGCAAAGCCAAGATTTGACCCATCGACATAGGAATACCTTGGGTCTAACTTGGCTACCTTATCAAACTCCTCACTGTTTAAAACTTTAATTTCGTACATTTTGAATCCTCCTCTTAGCAATTACCATTCTGTCTCCCCACCAATCCCAACGATGCCAAGCACCGTGAGTCATTTGTGGATGAATTTTTAATATTTCATTTTCAACCTTAAACCTTATTTCTTTATTCCAGCCTCTTGATACTAATTTCTCAAGGTAAACTATTTTCCCATAATCATCATGATCTCTAAATTCCCAAGTGTTCTTTTTGAAAAAGAAATCAGTGTCATCAGACATTGAAAAAAACAAAACAGAATGAACATCTCTATTCTCATAAATAATAATAACCCTGTCAGCCTCGATCATCCTAGTGACATAATCCACAGCACTAAGGACTTCGTTTCTTTTAAACCTTATGCCGTTTTCGCCCATGAATAGTAAAATATCAATCGGTGTCATAAATTAAACTGAAAGCCAAGAGCCCAAGTAGAAGCGTTGTCGGTCGTGCAAACATAAAATCTTCCAGTTGTCCCAGCGATAAAATAAACCCCCTCACCCAATCTTCCAACCCATCCAGGAGGAGCTGTGGTCAAAACCTGTGGCTGGTACTTCCCAAAATTCAAAACCCTTCTCACATCGTCATTGAAATCTCTTTGGTTCTGAGAAACTTTAGAATCGTCAGCATCAGATATTTTAGCCATTATTTTCAGTCTGCCCTATGCCAAGACCCTCTGTGAAAAAGTCATGCCTTAATAATACCCAAGGATCGCTTGTTCCGCCAGAAGTCGTAATTCTATATTGAAAAGAATTACTCTCTGAAGGAACATCCACAGATTTTTGAATTATTTTCTTTGAACCAGTTCCTGAGAGCACAAAATTATCTCTATCTTTAAACGATTTTTCAAAATTAACACTTTCCTTAATATAAATTCTTCCCGCTGTAGTGTTAAAAAAATACAGGTCTAGGTTGTGATTTTTTTGCGCCTGAGACGGTGACTTATCAAAAATATAATTAGAGTCATAAATGTCATTGATCGGGGTCACTCCGAAATCCTTGTTGCCTGAATCTAGCATGTGACATCGCCCTGAACGGTCAAAAGCCATCATATAAGTGGTGTTATTTGACTCTGCCGAACACATGGTATTAAAAGGTCTGTTATCATCTGGCCAAAAAGACATATTTCTTCCACTGAAATTAAGAAAATTTGTCGTATTTGTTGAGTTTTCTCCTATAGAGAGACAAAGCCTGTAATAGCCCTCTTTGCGATCAATCTCGGCGAATGACACGACCTTACCAGATCCCGCATTACTGATCTTATTTAGCGCAAAATCACAATATTTATTGTCAAATTCAATTATGCTTGATATAATTTTATCTTCAGAACCGTCAAAGACCCGCAGCTTGTTTCCCCAATCAAGTCCTAAAGCAACCTCACCGATACCCTCGATAAACACCACTTTGACGGTTCTTGGCACAAACCCGAAGTCTTTTATCTTTCTGTAAGACCAATCGGGATTACCTCCGACAAAATCTAAACCATAAAGAAAATATCTAGTGCTGACATAAAGCCTTCGTCGCAAGACAAACCCGTTGGTTATCTCATCATCCGACGATGATGGGATGTCAAAACTATCACCCCAATCGCCAGTGACTTGAGTGTTTTCATCTTCCCAATAAAAAGCCCTCTTGCGACCGCTTTTATTTAACCCTATGAGGAATCCTTGGTGGTTTACGAAATACTTAACAAGCGGGGCTGAAACGTTTAACATGCTCATAAAAGTACCAGCAGACCCAGCCCACAAAAGAGGGGTATCGTAAGAATCTGAGCCTGAAACTAAAATATTCTTTGATCTCTCAAAATATTGATAGTTAGCGGTTCTATCCGTTGCTATGGTCACCCAAGTTACGCCAAGGTTAGAAGAAGCATAAATCCCAGTTGCTGCGGAAACAACTAGCCATCGTATGTTGGATGCCCCAAAGTCGAAAGAGGCCCAAGGGTCTCTCCCGAAGGCCCCTTGGATTGTATTCCCAGAACCGGAGCTGTAAAGATTCGATCTGTCAGTCGTATCTAGGTGTTTTTTCCAAAACCCAGTTTCGTCAATTCTTCCGTCAAAATATCTAGCATTCCCTCCATTTGAAATAGCACCAACAACAAATGGTGCAGATCCAGACCTTACCCCTGAAGTGTAAGCCGCAGAATTCATCGAAAGGTTGATCCCAACAGCCAATAGGTCACTACCTGCACTATGATAGGCTACCACGTTGTACCAAGTCGATGTCGTAACAGCACCAAAACTAGTCGCTGTTATTCTGCCATTGTGAACAGTCCCTGAGCTAGATACTTCAAAAGTAACAATGTTATCTGTGTTAACGTATAAAAAATACTCAAATTCTGTGCCGCTGGCTGGGTTTGAATAGGCAGTTGAAGGAGGTGAAAATGTTCCAGTATATTCAGCCCTTCCCTTTATCACTCTGAACTCATCAATCCATCCGTCAAAGAATCTCGTTAACCCAGCACCTATTTTTATCCCTGCCGTCCCAGAGTCTATTGAAGTGCTGTCAGTTTCACTTCCTATAACTACACCATCGACAAAAAGTTTTAAAGCAGTCCCGCTACGAGCTAAAGCAACGTGATACCAAACTGAGGCCGAAGGAGTCCAGCTTCCTGCAATCTTAACAGAGCCGTTGAAGTATACCGAAACACTCCCGGCTCCATACTCCATTAAAATGCCTTTATTGGCGTTAAAATCCCCGAATTCGAATATATCCATTGTTTCAACGGTGTTCCAACGAATCCAAAAATCGATAGTAAAATCACCAGCGTAGTCCCAGTCCGTGCTATCAGCCAAAGAAAGAGACTCGTCAACTCCGTCGAAAAGGGCCGAAGCCACTCCAAACTTTGACTGGCCAGTGTCTATCTGAGCCCCGCCGTTTGAAGTGACTGTCTTGGCACTAATACTATTATCTGTAAAAGTGGTTGATCCGTCTGAACCATCAGCATGTAAAAGAAGGACATAATCATTCCCCGTAGAGTTGTCTCTTTTTGAAATAATCGTTCTCTCTAACGAAGTGCTTGTGGAATTGAGATAAAACCAAGAAGAAATTGAGAAATCAACATCCCCAGTAGCTAAGGTGGATGTGTTTTCGTGCAGTAGATATTGTGTGTTAGCGACAACAAATGATGCGGCTTGTTTGTTTATCCCAGAAGCTTGACCCACTGAATTATTGTCAGTTAGAGAATTCCCGCCAAAAGAGTCAACCCTTGTTCCTGATGGTTCATTCATGTTCCAAAAAGCAATAAGATTTGAAGTAATTCCTCCCGTTGGAGAGAATCCGCTTCCAGCTGAGTCAGCAATCACAACAGTATTCATGGTCACCGTGCCAAGTCGTTTCATCTTAGACCCGTCATGCTCAACACGGATATTCATCATGTTTGGAGACTGGTCTTTTGTCACCGTGAAGATATTAGGATTCGTGTTTAATCCTTTGCCTTCATAACTTACTAAATCGACGACTTTTTGTAACATTTATCTCCTATAATCCCATTCTTCCTGGATACCGTGAATATCTTGAGAATAAGTTCTGCTGACATAAATTCTCTTAGCATCTGATAAAACTTGAGCATATCTTGTCAAATAAACAGCGGCCATATCATCATTTTGATCTGCTAAAATATGAGCAGCCGCGCCATAAATAATAGCAGGATGAAGCATGGCTGGCATTCTTGGCACATTACTGATTACATAGTTAGCCGAATTAGTCACAGCCGAATTTGCAAATGCAACCCTTAATGTCATTGAAGAATCGTCTGTTATTTTTATAGCGGGATACCAAGATGAATCTTGTCCTTTTCCGTAAGCATCAATTCTAAAAAAGTTAACAGTGTTAGAATCCGTCCCTATGTCAACAAAGCGTGTGGTTGTATACCCAGTAACAGAAGTTGAGCGTGCAGGAACACTGCTTATATGCCCAGAGGAAGTGGCCATTAAGGGCTTTAGTCTCCGATAGTAGTCATAAGAATAGACCCTAGTATCTTTTGGAGCTGGACTAAATTCAATCAATGGATTCCCTGCCGTGTCTTGGCCTATCAGACGCATTCTCTCTGGAATGCTAGGTTGGCTTGAGTAATTTTCAGAGTATTCTTGATAAGGTTCCTCTGGGAGAATTTCCTTTCCACCACTCCATTTATAAATACCGCCATCTTTAGGGAATCTGTCAAAATCCACTGATAGAGCATATTTTGGCTGAAAAATGGAGTAACTTCCATTCAAGATGTTGTTTTGACCTTGGAACTCTGGGAGAATTTGTAACGAATTAACAGCCATAAAACTTGTGACTTCGTAAACAACTTCATTCCCTGAAAATTTAATCATTCTTCCGTTCATGCTATCTATCATCACAGCATCGGAAGAAAAAGAAACAATATTGCTCCCAGTATTAATTGTTGCGTTCCCAGTCTTGAACTCTCCGATTGTTGTTATCGAAGACGACGCCATAAGGAAAGACCAATCATGCTTAGTCGGTATGTCACGAGTGTACATATCTTGGACAACGCCCCTTATTTTTTCTATGGCATTGTCTGGGCTTCTGGTTATCGACTTAACTCGTTCAACGATCTCTGTGTATGGGATTTCTGTGGTCGTGTTGCTCATTTAAAGAACCTTCTTTTGATCACCTTCCACTGAAGGTGAACTATGAGATTAATCCAACCTCCGAGCATGAGCGCAGAAACAAGCCAAGAAAGGCCCTCATTGGCAAGACTCCAAGACCAATAAAGCTGACTTATGCTATGGCCGTTGGAGATTTTGCTGAATACCTCCATGCCTATAACCCAAAGACAGCATCCCATCATGGTTGTAAACCACAACCACTTGGGAAGCTTGTCTTTAACTATAAATGTCCAACCCACTAAACTCCCTATAAGGGTTGTACCGAAAATTATTTCTCCCATTTATTTTTCCTCTTTCTTAGTCAGTGCATGACCGCCTATGAGCATAGCGATTGCAAAAGAAAGATAACCGAGTCCTTTTGTGGCTGGCATTGCCGCTCCTGGGATTGCTGAACCCGCGATCCCGCCTACCAATTCGCCTGTTTCCTGCCACTTCTTTGCGCTATCCACGCATGCCGTATCAGCCTTACATGCCTCCCAGTTATCTTTTTGAGCTTGTATCAGCGCACAACCGCTCATTGATATCGCAAGAAAAAGAATTACTATAATTTTACTCATTTTACACCTGCCCTTAAAGTTGCAAGTCCTGTGGGGAGTAAAATCCCTTGAATGAGTTGGTACGTGTGTTCATCTAAGTATCCAATTGAATACGCGAAAGTTACCACTGACCAAACTGCCGCGATTAAATACGTTTTCTTTCCCTTTAATTTGTCTAACATACGCCCCCCTTTAAACTAAACAAACATCGTTTGGAGTCGGCGCACCATCCCAATGCTTGCCGACTTTTGGATTGTTTTGTATTGGATAAACTTTTGACGGGTCTAAGGTTTTCATGTACTCAATGCTTTGTTCGCCGAAAGAATTCGCCGCAAGCAAGGCTTTAGTCGTTTCGCCACAAGCCACAGCATCGAATCGAGTAAGGCAGCTATTGATTGTGTCAATATTTCTTTGTATGCGCTTTTCCATCACGCAAATCTGCACTTGCGGTGTCTGTTTCGCTGGGCGGTAACCCATTGCAAATACCGATGCGCTTATTAGCATTAAACTAACCAAAATTGATGCTATTTTCATCATTTGATCCTCCTTATGAAACGTTGTTAAAAAAAGAAACTACCTTAGGCCAATTAGAAATGAATATGAAAAATACATTAACAAACACAGCTGCTCCGATAATCATGTAATAACGATTGTCATTCTTATCAAGCCTTCTATGAGCGGCTTCTTGGCTCTTATTCAATTGAACAAATTGGATAAGGTCTTGCTCAATATGAGCATCCATCTTTTCTATCATTGCCTTTTGATAATTTTTCGTGTTCTCATCTATACGAATAAGTAAATCACGATGATCCATTATTTTCATGAAATCTTTAAATTGATCGTCAGTGAAAGGCATAAGCTCCTATTGATTCACAAATATTCCGCTAATGGGCGGGTTGTCACTGCTTACGGTTGTGCCGCTGGTTGCTGTTCCGTTTCTTTGTACGCCTGGGCCATAATCAGGTTCATTGGTTGACTCCCCACTAAGCATCCAATAATTAAAAGGATTGTAAAGAGACCCAGGGATTTTCATTGCTTGGTTTATTTCTTCTTCTGATAGAATTCTTCTGAATAATTGAATATGAGATAGGAGACCGTCAAAAGTAACAGTGGTTGTTTGGTTGTTCCCTATGGTAAATTCTTTTGTCGTGTCAGCAGTATAAGCCCCAGTAGGTTGAACAATCATAATCGTAGTGTCAGTTTTACCGTTGATATAAAAAATGGGTTGATTAGCCGTGCTTGATCCCAAGTAAGTCACAGCAACATGATTCCATTGGTCAAGAGTTACCCCCGCTGAAGTTGACCAACTCCCAGCTGTGTTGGCAAATCTATGGAACAGCCTCAGAGAAGTCATTGACGCATTCCCGGCACTTAAGCCAAACGAATAGCCCCTATTAGTGCCTTGATCTTTGTCTAAAATCCTCCCAGCAGAGGCTTCACCGCTAGTAAAGGGCCTGATCCACGCGAGTATCGTTCCCCCAGGCGTAGAGAATAAATTAGACCCACAACTTACCCCGAAATATTTAGCATCATTTACGCCGTCGAATAATATGCTCATTTTGACCACTCAAAATAGCCTGTAGTTTTGCAACTTTTGACTTCTTTATCGCCATGAGTGCAATAATGCCAAGACAGCCTCGCTTTGGAGACCCAATTTTTGACAACTTGATGATCTCTCACCTGACTAATAATCCAATCTTTGATTGAATCCCTATCAATATTATTATTAAAGCTAAATTCAGCCACACAAGAAAAATTTCCGTCATCGTTCCTTAACGCGCTTAGATTATGTTCTTCAAAAATGTCTTTCCCAACCAATTCATCTTGGATGCTGTTCTTAATTGTATTTGCGTGAGCTAACGTGTCAACTGTAGCTATCAATTTAAAACTAGGCTTTCCCATATTAGGTGTTTATGTCCGCTTTGATACTAAGAGACTTTAAATTCCAATTAGAAGTTATTGTGTCAGTTGCATCATTACCGCTTCTTTCAACAACCACCCTTACAATAGTTCCTGCGCTTAATGGCAAAATAGCATCATAATTTGTTGCTGTTGCTGTTGAAACGTTCAATATATTTGTCGAATTCATTGCGTAAGCGTTTGTGGCACTTAAAACTACAGGAACTGAATCAATCGTGCTTCCGTTTGAATTTACAAAAGCTCTAAACGTTAAAGTAACATCACCGCCGCTGTTTGTGGCAGCGTCATGGTCAAAAATAAGGTTCCAACTCCCCGTTCCTAAAAGACTAGGCGGAAGTTTCCTATAGAAAGTAGCCACCCCTACGGCATTATCTGTGAAAACAACTTGGGCTGCTTCAATATTGGCGCCTGTTTTTATCTCATACCAAGCATTAGAGTTTCTTGGGTTCACAGCCAAAAGTGACATTGGGAAAAATTCTGTTTTTGTGCCACCACCCGCTGCTGCGTTGGTTACGGCATTGATAATGATTAGATTACCAGCCGTATTGATAGTTATTGAGTTCCCAGACTGAACCAGCCTGAATTCACTGCTAAGATCAGTTGAAAAATCAGTTACGACATAAGTATTAGCAGTTGAAGCTCCAGATCCAGAGCCACCAGCTCCTGTTGTTGCTGAAAAAAGATAAGCTGTTCCGACTCTTATAATTGTCATGTTGTCAGAAGCAGCTAATCTGTAAGAATCAAGTTTAGTTATGTCAGAAGAGCTAAATCCAATAAGATTTGTAGCAGATAAAACCGATGATAACCCAGTGCCTCCACTATTAATGCCCAAAGGATAAGTAATCGTGTTTTGTTTGCCAGATAAATCACCAGTCGTTGCGTTAATCGTAATAAGTCCGGCGGCTGTTGTCACCGTAATGGAATTTCCAGACTGAACGAGTCTAAATTCTCCTGTTAAATCGCCCGCAAGATCAGTGACGATATAAGCATTCCCTGTGGCAGCATAAACAACCGAAGACCCAGCGGAACTATTTACCCAAGCAATATCTCCAGTTACCCCTCCAGAAGTAGTTAAAATTTGCCCCAATGCTCCGGTAAGAATAAAAAAAGTTCTGTCAGCGGATAAATTTCCGCCGCCAGATAATGGATAAGTGGTTGAAATTATTCGTCCTGAATTGACTAAAAACGCAGTATCTATTGCGAAACTTCTGTTAACTCCTAAATTTCCACCACCAGAAATGGGATATACCGTAGAGATCGTTCTGGAAGAATCAACAAACCATCCCGAATTAATCTGACCTAATGTTGCCCCGCTGACATAAAGAACATACCCGGCAGATGCGGCTCCGCCAATTCCACTCCCAATGGTAATGGTTCCTGAAGGACCGGATGGCCCCATAGCCCCAGCAATGGCAAGCTGAACCTTTGTGGGAGAGAGTTTTGTCAGCACACCTCCACTCAACTCCAGCTCAAAAACAGGGATGTGGTTGAAGGTTCCGTCAGTATTCGTAATTCTAAGAGGAGGTATTCCGCTCATTGTCTAAATTCGTTTACCATTATTCGACCGTTAGCAGAGTCTGAAATGAAAAATATTTCACCGTCTGACTGGATATTGGGAAACTCCTGCTGCATGGAATAAAAAAGAAGACCACCGCTTGCCGCGAGTAAGTTTGATCCGCCCCACGCAATAGTCGTTGCTCCAACATTAAAGACGTTCATAGCCGTAAAACCAGAGCTTAAAATTACCTTCGTAGCATCGGTTGTAATGACCGTAACCAAACGGCTTGAAACTGACCCAAATGTACTATTTGGTCTTCGGAAATAGGTTCCCATTGATCACCCAATTTAATGTCTCTATGTAGTGTTTATATTTTAATTTTTCATCTTCATTTGAAGCCGATGCCTTTAGTTCAAACTCTCTACGTTTGGCGAGAACCTCATTAGCCGAGATAAGATTTAATTTTCCGCTATCCTCTATTCTTTTTTTAATGGTTTCTTCAAGGCCGTTAATGGTTTCTTCGATGGCGGAATTTCTTATAAAATCTTTTGTACGGTCTATTCCGTTTGACATCAAAGGGATCATCATGTCCCAAGCTTTCGAAAATCCGAGATTAAAGCCATCTAGCCAAGCAACATCATCTCGGAGTGCTTTTATTTTCTCAAATTTATTCTTCGACTGAGGCCACAATTTGAAAAGTGTCATCCGGACTCGCATTCTGTATTTGAATCGTGTAGCTTCCAGCGACTGGAATGCTTATTTTGTCGTCAACAAGTTCTCCAGAGTGAAAGCCGTAATTTAATCTTGTAACGCTATTGTCGTCAACAAGCGTTGTTCTAAAAACAGTCGTTGATGTGTTCGCGCGAACAAGCAAATACCGCAACAACCCACCTCTTATTTTTAAGGTCGCAGAACTCACGGACCCTGAAGCCGTTGTCATGGATGTTGTGTGCTCATAAATTGTAATAAATCACCTCACGCTAAATATATCCATGCTGTCCCGGCAGTCAAGGTCGGGACCTTGATTGTGCCTAAACGCAAAGGAACAGCAAAAGTCAGTGAATGAAGAGCCTGAGCGAAGGCGGTGCTTCCTGTTTCACTCGAAACATAGGATGCTCTAAAAATAGCGTCCGTTGTAGAGGCTCCTGAGATAATACAAGCGCCATTCGTGCTATCAGTCCAAAAAGAGAAAGCTATTACATTAAAATTTGTAATATTAGCAGAAGTACCGCCAACGGCGTTTAAATTACCCATCGCAGAATCAACTATAATTACATTATCTACCAATCTATTTGCCATTTATCCACCTATCCCGAAGTCGTTAGAGACTCTTGAAGTTTCGTTCCAAGCATTGTTTGCCGTGTTGTACATAAAAACAGCAACAGAACCAGATTGCATTAATAGATTCTTAGAACCAACTAAATTAACGCCATTGCCGTGATTTATTGAAATATTTGAACCTGTGCAAAAAAGTGTTAAAACATTTCCTTCTGCCCCTGAAGCTATTTTTGGATTAGCGGTAATCGTCACAGCTCCGTTTGAGCCAACGACTCTCATGTAAGGGTGAGAAAATGTCGGCGTTATACCACCAACAGCTGTGATGTAAAACGTCGGGTTTTCATTTTCAACCGCGCTAGAAGTGGATTCTCTAAAATAAGATCCTCTCGAAACATCCCCTTCTCCGCCTAGGCTTATCCTAGACGGAGGGGGATCGTCTCGCTCGTCAGAACCTATCCAGACACCCTTTTCTTTGATCGTCTCTTTTTCGAGATAATCAAATCCAGAGCGTCCAGAAATCCTCTTTCTGAAGCGATTACTCTTAGACATTGGATTATGTTGCTAAGATAGTGCTGCTATTTGGGAAAATAGGAACAATCTCATGCCAACGTCTGTTATTGTAAACAAATTGAATAGCCGCGCTGCTTGCCAATCGAAATTGCGTAGACGATGCCGAAGTCGTGCAAATAAACGTATCCGAAGCATCAGAATTCACAATCACAAGAGCCGCTGACCCAATCGCCATCACCGTTAAAAGCTGGCCTTCCTCGCCACCGACAGCGCGTCTTAAAGCTATCGCACTAGAAGCGGCTTGGAAATCCTTAATAACAACATGCCAACCCCTGCCCGTGATATTCACATTACCCGTAGAAGCATTCATCACGGGATTGCCTGTAGCGGTTAACCAACCTGCGCTTGAAAACGTAATAACGTTAGATTGGTTGTAACTACGGCTAAATTCAACCCAAGCAGAGTTATGGTAAAGAAGCTCTACTGAATTGTTGGTTCCCTGCAAATCATTTGAACCCGCAAGTAACATCCTCGCACTGGAAATTAAACGAGTAGAGTCATCAAGAAATATAACCTTGATGGCCTTGCCTTCAAATAACCCTGCGTTGCTTCCGCCACCGCCGCCTGGAGCAGAAAGCTCAAAGTCTGTAATCGCCGTAGCGGTAGTGTTGTTGCTGTAGAACAAAACTCCAGAAGTTACATCAGGAGTTGTGTCGCCTTGAGCAAAAAGTCCAGCCGTATTAGCGGCAAAGTTATTGAACTTGCCATACGCTATGCTCGTAAACCTTGAATCACCCATTTTTCACCTCCGAAGAGCAGAGGGGGGAGGTTAATCCCCCCTCACCCTCATCTTCTTTTAGTTAAGCCCCAGCACTATGATAAAGATTGCTAGGACGGTTAATCTCAATACTGTATCGAAACGTAGTCTTAAACAACGCATCACCTGAGTCAAAATCGCCATCTTTAGCGAAAGTAACCTTGCGACGAAGATACGCAATCAACCCAGCATTACTATGGGCTGGTTTGGAAATAAGCGTAAAAGCATCGGTATCGGTGTAATACGGTGTTGAGATCAGTTTCAGATTACGTTCCTTAAGAGTGTTGACGCTGTTATTCGCACTCTCTGGGTCGTAAGCAGAGTTCAACAATTCTTTAGCTTTCCAAGCGTTACTTGGATTACAAAGAATAAATTGAGCTCTGTTGCGTGACCATTTTCCTGTGTCATCCTTTTGGTTCTCGAAATTATCAATCGAGGTCTGAAGAGTCGTTGCCGACAAATCAGCCGCAGGAGCCAGTAAATTTGACCACGTTCCACCGCGAAGCAGAGTATGAGCACCGCTAAAAATAGCCAGTCCATCACCTGCCGTGTGAGATGTAGTCGCAGTCCCAGAGTTGAAAACATCAAACGTCAAAACGTTCAAGGTTTCACGCGCCGCAACGCCAAGTTCACGAGTAAACGATTCCATCTCGGTCGGAAGATCTGGGTAGAGAGAATCCTCAATCAGTTCTTCTGTGATTCTGCAACCAAGACCGAATGTTCTGTGAGTCCAGCGTTTCGTCGGCCCTTGCACCATTTCGTCATACGTGATCGCCTCACCTTCACCTTTGCCAGCGACCATTCCAAACCCAGCGTAATAAGCCGCTTCTTCGTAAGCTCTTTTTGAGCTTTTGACCGCGCCCGCAGATTCTACGATGGATTTCCATTCTTCATCCGTTGCTCGTGGTTTGTAGCTGTCCACCATAAAGGAGAAAAGCCCAGGAACCACGACTTTATTGAATTGTGTTCTATTCATCTTAGTCGTACTCCTTTAGGTTAGACAACTGCCGTTAAATTGGACTGATTTTTACGATGAGTGTTGATGATCACGCGCCATTTTGCGTAGTTGGCTCCTGCTGTATTCTCTGTGCCATCTACGTTAACGACATCGTGAAGACCGACAATCCTTAAAATTTGACCCGTGCTTGCAGCATTGGAACTTGCATCAAGTTCCAAATTAGCCCAACCGCTTGTCGTGTTGCCTGATGTTGCGCGATAAATGAGCGCAGCCGATTCTCCGACAGCAGAAAGAGTCGCAAGCGTACCACCTGTGTCTGCTTGGACAATAAACTCCTGATTAGGATCATCCGCCACAGAAACCCATCTATCGCCCGCATCAAGACCCTCGCCAAGCGTGGTGAGGTCTGAAGCGTCAAGAAACGGATCATTTGAAGCAAGTCCCTTACGCAATGGGCCTGCAAATCCAACCACAACACCCAATGCCTGTACTATCCCAGCCGTTGTTACATCAATCGCATTTGTGACAAATCCTGTGGAAGAAAGATCGACAATATCTCCCAAGAAAACGTCATTAGCGGTTCCGATTCTGTAATAATGAACCGCTGGTTTACTAGGATTGATAGGAACAAGGCCGCGAGGAAAATTATCGTTAGCCATGTTTAAAACTCCTTTAAATTAGAAATCTCGACCCTCTTGAAGAGCGTCAGAAGGCGCAAAATCATCTCCATCAGCTCCCTCAGAATCAAGTTTGGCTTTGTAAAAGTTAGGATGATTCTCGTGTTTGTCTTCTTCAGACTTAACACGGTCAATACTGTCTTTCGAAGGTTTTTGCCTCATCGAAATCGCTTGTTCTGCATACATAAACCCTAAAATCGCATCACCATTTTCAACACCACCGTTGGAACTGAAAAGAGTCTTTGGCGCGTCAGGAAAATAGCTTCGGTTAACAACGAGCCATCCCTTGACATTCAAGGATTCATCAAACGCTCGTTTATTTTGAGAAAGCCATCTAAAGATAAATTTCCCTCTTTTTGACTGTTCCCAACGATCCATCTTTACCTCAAGGCCGTACATGACCTCACGTTTGACCCAACCATGATAAAAACAGGACTGGCCCATTGTGCAGTCATAAGAATATTCCTCAAAGTATTCTGGCAACGAAAGTCTGTGAATGCCATTTCTCTCTTCTCTTGTTACTAACTTGATATCGTCAATAGTTTTTGGCTGAGACTTAATCCTCTCAGAGATATAAGCGTCTTTCTCCGACATAATAGTTATCGGAACGCTTCCTTGTGGAATCTCAGCTTCTTTTAATTCGTTTTTTGGGTTCATGCTTCTACTCCTCCTCTGAGGTCTTGCGACTTCAGGTTTTTAGCGTATTGTCCGTAGGGAATGCTGTAGTGATCACAAAATTCTTTTTGTTCCTTGGTTAAAGTTATTTTCCCGTTTGGGCTTTGTTGACGGCCCACCACAGAAGAAGCGCCTGCTCTTGTGAGTCGATTCACCTCTCTGTCAACGATTGGTTTTACGCTCTCAGGCGTTCTTCCCATCTCACGAAGTCTTTCCTCCATTCGATACATGGCGATTTCAGGGCCATGAATATTGCCAAGAAGGGTTTGATCTTCGTTTATGACCTCTAGGTAAATTTTATTTTCTTCCGAGCCTTGGTCTTCAATGCTTGGGTATCGTTGCAAGACACGTTGCTTTGATTTTTGGAGCTCACCCTCCGCTGCGGAACGCTTTTGAAGTTCTCGTGTGGCGTTTTCTCGCTTTTCTAAAAGCTCCTGCACCTTAGCTTCAATGTCTTTCTCGACCAACTTCTTTACACCAAGTTTCCAATCATTTGCTGCGATCGCATCAACATCGTCCTCGACAACTGCTTGCGGTCTCGAAAGCTGCGATTTTACCTCACTGAGTTCTCTCATTGCCTTTTCTAACTGTCTTGTCTGATAGGCGATCGTGTTGTTCAGTTTTGAGAAATCAGAAGACCTCGCATCCTTCGGCTGTTCCTTCGGTTTTTCATCCGACTTTTCAATCTTCTCTTTGTCGGGATTTTCTAAATCTACCGTCACTGAAGACGGCGTGTCTGGAGTTTCCTCGTCATTGATTATTTCCAATGTCGGTTCTTTTTCGTCTAACATTTGATTCTCCTAATCTGGGTTTTCAGCCTTCTGTGAAAGACTGACAATTAAATTATTAAGACTCTTCACAGCGAGATTAATTCCGTCGATTTCAAACTGACACCTTTGAGCCTCAAAAGACAGGTTTTTCCTAAGAGCCAAGGACTTCTCCGCCTCTTTTCGTTTGCATAGCTGATCCAAGTGCTCCTGGTACAGTCTCCACGCTCGATGGCCCTCCATCTCCTGAAGAAGCTGGACCTTCAGATCCCTCTCCATCAACTCCATCTTTTTTCTCCTTTCCTTCGGTTTTGCCGAATTTTTGCATCAATGACATCATCATTTTCATTTGGCCTTCGTGTTCCTGAATGTGATGGGTTGTGAATTGCTGAATCTGCATCGCCAAATGAGGTGGCAAAGATGCTAGCGAGGGGGACTGAAGAAGTTCCATGTGCTTTTGGATATGTAGTATATGGTTTTCCGATATTTGAGCACGGACTCTTGCGAAATCCCCCTGCACTATCAAAGTATTTTCATCTTCGGGCTTGTCAATCATGTCTGAATCGGGTTCGGGGCCTAAGTACTGTTCGGGTTCTTTTCCGTAGGCTTTTAAAAAATCAGCCGTAATCTTGTAAATCTTAACGGGATCAGTGCCTACCAACACGTTCTGCAAGAGCATGGAGTAAAGCATCGAAGCAAGCTCTCTTTCGGTCTGTTTTGAACCCATTGAAGGATCATTCGAGATGTAAGCATCAAACTCGCCCGTTATTCCGTCAGCCGTCAGCTCGTTTTCAGTAAAAAGAGGAAGCCCGTCTTCTCCGAGAATTCTATTTTCAAGACCAGGCGGTATATTTAATTGAACCAAATCAAGATGATGTCTCATAATTCTCGAAGCTCCGTCTCTCAATCTACCAGAAGGCATGGCGAATCTCTGCTCAGCGCTCTGCATGATGGCGTTTGTTCTCGTAGCCGTTCCCGACCCTCCGACAATTTCAGATTCTTTTCCCATCACATAAGAAGAAGCTGCGGACAGTCTCTCGATAAACTCCAAAACAAGGCGAATTGCGTTTAAAATTTGATCGGACTGAATTCTCACATCCGGGAAAAAAACATTCCTCGAAGGATCTGAAACGGGTGTCCCTTTGTTTGGGCCAAGCTTCAGCACGGGGGCATCTACGTCGCCTCCTGGATCGTAAAAAAATGGCCTTAAAACGCTCAACGTGTTAGAGTCGCTCAATTGATTAAAAAGAGCGTCTATTTCCTCAGAGAGCTCCTTGATTTTTTCAAGAATTCCCTCTCCGTCAGTTTCCTCAGGTCTCTCGATGCGATTGTCGAATTTTGTAAGGTCTATGGGTCTTTTGCCTGACTTCGTGATGTCTTTTACTGCCATGCCTCCGATGTAAAGCTCATACTCTGGGCAGATTAAAATTCTTACATCTTCAGCGAATCCGTCTCCGTCAACGTCGAAGTTTCCGTACCATTTCAAAACTTCTACAGGAACGTTTCTTATTTTAATTGATTTTATTTTCTCTTCCTCTTCTGATGAAAGTCCAGTTGTTTCGGGGCGATCCCAATTTATTTTACTTCTCAAAAGATCGATATTAACAAACTTTCCGTTCAACTCCCCGTCTTCAAGCTCCCTGTATTTAAAAGAATCCCTCAGGATCACGGGGTCAGAGTGGATGTCAGTACATCCTTCGGGAAGAAAAACGTCCTCTTTGGCGTAAACTTTTGAAATCGTTGTTTCAATTGTATCTATGACTCTTGATTTAGAAATAGCAGGAGTCCCATCGGGATTTAAAATGGGCTGACCCATCTCGTCTACAATGGGTTCCTCGATTGTCTTCCCGCGATCAATAGGAGTTACTTTCCAGGAAGATTCGGTTAATCCGTCTCCGTAGGCTGCGACCTGCTTCACCCAAATGTCAAAAAACACCTTAAGTTTGGAATGCACAAACACCCACCAATGCATGAGCTTCGTAATTCTCTCTACTTTTGGTTGGTCGGTGGACTCCCCTGGTTTCCATCTCACCAAGTCTTCGTTAATCACCGAGGGAGTGAGACGGCTTACGATCATGTCTAAGATCGCCGTCCCAATGCGAAGCGATCTATTCGAGCAGTATTTCCAAGGAATATCTTTGGGTTCTCTTTTAGCATTGTAAAGATCTCTCAAACCCTTCAACCATTTGTCAAAGTCAAGACTTCCGCCCTTAGAATCCAACCCAAAGTCTTTTTTAGACCTCGCTAATTTAGAAGAACCGAGGTCTTCTAAGATTATCTCCACAAGCTGCTTTTCCATAGATTCAGAAATTTGAATCTGGACAGTCGGCTTGACCATTTGCGGTTCAATGGGTTTTTCTTCAAAGTTTTGTTTTTGAAGTTCGTCTTTTATCATTTTTTCTTTTTTTCTTTTGTTTCCTTTAACATTTCTTTAAGAATTTCGCGAAGTCTGGCCCAATGATCCGCCGAGACTGTTCCAAGTTTTTCTATTTCTTCTAAAATATTCATAATCACCTTTAGTACTTAACTTTAAACTTACTCATAATTTTATTTTTACGCTTTTTAGACTTCTTCGATCTCTTGTGAACCTTCGATCCCCAAACCATTAGTTCCTCGCTTATCTGTTAAGAGTTTCATTTTTCTCACTTTTTCCAACTGTTCTAATGTCTTTATTTTTTCCTTCTGTAAATCCTCGTCAGTCATCTGATGAAACTCGTTATGGGTTACAGAGGTGAAATTAAACGAAACATCTCCAGATTTTCCTTCCGCTTCTTCACGGATGTCCCTTAACACCAACCTTGCTTGAGACAACTTCCCGTCTGACTTTAGAATTGAATACTGCTCCTGAAGCTCTTCGAGTCTTTTTCTCTTGTGAAACAATGGAATCTCACCGCATTTAGAAATGTATTCATCTCTGAATTGTTCAATAACGGGTGTCCACTTCTCAGCCTTTCTTAACTCCGCGATGGCTTCCTTGGTAACCTTTTTTCCGTATTCCTTTTGGGCGAATTCAACAATATCAGGATTAGTCCAAAACCAGGCAATCCTCCTACAAAGCTCTAACTGTTCGTTTGGAGAGAACTTATGCGTTTTCTTTCCATAGCCCTTTGGACTTTTCCCCATCTGTTCGATGACCTCAAGAGAACTTTTTAAACTCATCAGTATGCCATCTCCGCTTCTTCGTGGATATTTTCCTGTAAAACCCTGAAACGAGGCTTGTTGATCAAGAAGTACCGAACGCAATCAGCTCCGTCAGAGTCCTTATCCTGAGTTTCCTCTTTCAGGTCTCTTTTGTTCTTGGTCTTACCCGCCCACTCGTCGTATTGGTAGTTTCTCATTGACCTAATGGTTATCGGCACGTTGGCCCGGTTAAAAAAGACCTTAGGTTTGTTCATGACCGTGACTTCCTTATTTTTGTCAAAATGAAGGTAGTCCCTGACCAACATGTGACCCAGTTCAATATTGTCATTCGATGGGTAGAAACCACAGCCATGTTTCGTTAACTCATCCTTGACCGACCAATTAGAACCAGGTCGTGAAGGCTTTAAACCAAAATTGGGGTCTATAAGCCTTTTTCTCATCCTGTAACCCCTGGCTTGTTCGATGTTCCTAATCTTAAGAGCCAAGTCATCCAACTCACACCTTACTACTAACTCATAATCAATAAAGATATCGTCGTTCCTATCGACAAACCCCCATATAACGTGATGGGGTTTTCTGTCGTGAGGATCTAAAACGCAAGTCACGGGGTCTGGGTATTGGTACTTAAAATCAATAATATGAACGTCTGAGAACTCCCTATAAACTCTGCCCCTAAGAGTGAAGAATTGCCCATCGACCCTGATTTCCTTTATTTCCTCAGGTAGAGACTCCTCAAAGTCTTTAATCGATTCTTCGCTCAAGATCTGGTTCCCGCTGATGTCGAACTTATTATCCCTCATCTGAGCGAAAAAACACTCAATGCGTTTACCGTCAGCCTTATCAATGAGCTCAGTCTTCATCCAAGCTTCTGTCAGAGTCGTGAA